TAATTTCTTTATTGGCATTGACAAAAAAAAACTATCGCCTGCATTCTCTTTCCAGTTCTTTATCTTTTTTTCGTTGGCCTTAAAGTCATAACGTGTCAATGGCTCACTTTTATCCACAAATGCAACCGAAGCGACCTTATAGATAATATCCTTGCTTATAATGAAGTTACAACGCTCCTCGAATCGCATTTGCAGTTTTATTATCTCGTTGAGGTTTATTTTCTTTGGATCACTTAACAACTTGCTCATTGCCGCGTTGTAATTCTTAATGTAATCGTTAGTGACTCCGTTTTGCATTTCTTGGTAGAATGTTAACGCTTCTAACCCACGTTCGTAAGGTAGGTTGTTCTTATCGACAAACTCAAAGTAGTCAACGCCTCCGCACTTAAACGCGAATTCAAGCGGAAATTCAGATTTATAAGTTGGTGGTAATTTCTTGAATAGGTTTCGGAAGTTCATTGTTGTGTGTATAGTGTTTAGTTCTTAAGTTAATTATTACTTTATTGTCTACTTTGTTATACGTGCGCTTCTTTGCGCTGCCTCCACATCCGCACGTTTGACCAGTGTAGGTGTAGCCTAAACTTAAAAGAAACTTATGTGCATCTTCAATCTCCATGGTAATACATTTTAGATGTTAACGCGTTAAGGCCACATAGTATAAGTAAGTAAGGTATCAAGTGTAAGTCGGTTACAAAATATAACCAACCCATTAAACCCCATACCGAAGCCATGCAAGGCGGGCAGTCGAACAATGGTTTGCTCCAAAATTCACCAACATAATGTCGAATGTAGTTTGCTGCTTTCTCAAATAACATATCCTCACGCGTTAGGCAATGAACACCTAAACAACATAGGCTATTCAGGACAAGGACAAGGGATAATGGCAATAGTATCATCTTCAGTTATGTTTATGAAGTTAAGGGTAATCGATGAATAAACTGTCCCACAAATGTCAAAGGTTGTGACATCGCAGCCATTTAGAATCTCAACCTTTACGATGCCAGTGCCGATGTTCCAAAATCCGTTATTGTTCAATTCAATTACTGCATCGTATAGGCCGCTTGTTACATCTTTTTTAAGCACCCATCCATTTGAATAGGTAAACTTAATAACGTAATCAGTATCGTTTGTGAATGTGGGCGAACTGAATTCTAATGTTTCAGCGCAGCCGCTAATGTCTTGGGTGTAGCTTGTTAGGCAGTTAAGTATTGGCATGGTTTATTTTTTTATTCCGTAAAAATACAAATCTTGTGGGAAGTCTGTACGTGTTTTGAATTTATAATTCGAAAATATCTCATCACAATTCAACACGCTTCTAATATCGGCCTCACTTAAGTTGCGATAGTAGTCATTAGTAAACGGTGAATCCTTTGGGCTTGTGCGCTTTGTGCCATGCTCGGGTCTACCTGGCGCGGCACAACTAAATAAAAACAAACCGCCATCTTTTAGTAAGTTATTGATTACATTCTTTAACGTTTTTTGCCAATGCTCATCATGCTCAAAGCATTCAGTTGAAATAACCACATCAAATAAATCATCAGACTTAAACAAGTGACCGCTGCAAACTACATCAACATTGTTGCCCTCTCCAATATCGATGCCAGTGTAGTTGCATTGCTCAAATAAGTAACGATTGTTGCCATTAATGTCAAGTGAGCCGATGTCTAACACGCTTGTGCCGACAAAGAATTCATCGTGCGCGTATTTGACAAGCTCACACCATTCTCTTTGTTCTCTGTGTGCCATTACTTTTTGTATTTAGTTAAGAAAGTTTGATTATCATTCAACTGAATCATTCCGAATTCAGGCAGTTGTGTTGTTGTGCTAATCTCGGATTGAATACTTAATCCATGCAACTCATAAGGCGTTGAATTTTGCGCTAACCAATCATCGCCATTTGCAATCAATAGGTCTTCGGGTATAGCAACGTATTTAGATTTATGCATCAACATCATACATCCCCATCCGTATGGGCGTTGCTTCATTACTTTCAAATGTATGTTAGCATCCTTTTTTAGTTGGTAGTTTTCAAATGCCATTCCGATAACGCCAACGTGCTGCAATGAGTCATCGAATATCGATAAGAATGCAGGATTAAAGTTTATATCATCGTTGCATATTAAGATGTTATCATACTTAGCACGCTCAACTCCGTAATTCCACGCGGGATTTACATAAATATTTTCAGCCATTAAGTGTATGTCATACTTAGCGTTAAGCGGCAAAGGTCTGTATTCGGTTGTATCGTTGTCAATAATGATTATCTCACCGACAAATTCGCATGCGCATATGTCTTCAACAAGCTTGATGATGCGTGGACTTCTCCACATAGTTGGAATGATTACGCTAAACATTGTGCAAATATATGAAATTTTTTAAATAAGTGTTACATGCATATCGAAATGTGTCTAATGCATCGGCTTGCTGAGTCGGATCGTTACGGTCTGTTTTCTTTATTGTCCCATCGGGCAACACTGCCACGTTTTCCAAATCGAATTGCAAGCCTTTAGTAAACTGCGGGTCAAGTTCTACATTGCCACGCGCAAGAAGTGAGTTGACAAGCATTCGGTTGTCTTCAAGCGATGGGTTTACACTTGGAACTAACATTTGATTGTTAGATAGGTTAAACTTCTGTCGAATCACAACATAATAGTTGAGGTTATCTTGCACTAATGCACTCGATGACTTGCCTGAAGCATCTCCAGTTACTTGGTAAAGTGCATTGCCATACTTGCTTTTAATAACATCGCATAGTTGATAGATGTCGCTATTGGCTAACTTAATGGTTTCCTTAACTCTTATCGTTGATGGCGGCATAACTTGAAGCACCGAGCAACATATTGGATTACGGTTAAAATCGAAACTAAGTATTATTGGCAGTTGTTTATTAAGTTCAACGGGCTTAAGGTGTTTAGTCGAATCGTAAGCGTAAGCCCAACGATTGCCATCCATATCGAAGTTGGTCCAATCGCCGCCAATAAACTGCCGCCTATAACGCTCATCCATACGTGACCACACCTTACGTTGCTCCTCGGTTACGAATGCATTGTCATCGGGCAAAGCAAGTTGATAGTAAAACTCTGGCCCCAATTCGCCTTTAAGATACGGAATATGTATCTCATCTTTAATCCACGTTTGCGTTGGGTTAAAGGTTGCTAATATCAATGGGGTTGGCATCTTATCAATATACCACGAGCCAACGCGTGAGCTGCCAATATTCCATAACTTCTTGCTCAGTTCCTCAATCTGCTCAAAGTATATACCATTTGTTTCGAGTCCTAAGAAAGCATTCAACTCGGGGTCATGGCTTATGTTCTCAGCCATAAAAAATATCTTTGATTTGGTCTTAGTATTCTCTAAGAAGTAGTTTGACTTATCGCGACTCCATCTAAAGTGTGGTGAGCCATCGATTATCTTTTCAAAGGTGGGTATGATTGTCTTTACTAACTTTGGAAAGTCAGAACGGATAACATGCCACTTACTATTTGGATACATTGAGGCCAAACGCAAACAGATCGTGGCGCAAATGAAAGACTTGCCACCACGAATTGCGCCGCCGTAAAGTAAGTTGCGCTTCTCTGTCGCGCCTTGTGCCGCTGCCATTGCTTGAATATAGAAATCATATTGCTTTGGGTTGGCTTGTAAATCGACATTCATTAAATTTCAATCTTAGTACCATCAGGCATCGTGACAGTTGATGGTGGTCGCGTGTCTGTGATGGTTGTTTCGGTTTTAGTTATTTGCTCCTCAATTCCGTTATTCAATGTGTCAATTGCCTTAGCATTGCCCATCTTAGCGTTGTTAAATAAACTATCGACATACTCTTCCAGGTTGTTGGCGCCCGTTAACTTTTCGATAATCTTTTGAGTCAGCAATCTTTCAGCGCGCCTTGCCTCCCATCCTTTGCTCTTAGCTTCGGGTGTTGGTTGGTTGGTAGTTGTAAATGGTGTCCCATCAACTGCTCCTTTAAACGGTTTTAATGGACGTTTTTTGGGCGTTTTGTCATCGGCTTTCATAGCACAAAGATAAGAATTATTTTAATAAGTTTAGTATTTCAGTTTGCAGTTGCTCAAACGATGTAGCTACTATGTAATTACCTCCATCGGATTCAATTGCTTCTTTGCGTTTAAGTTGTGCTTCGCTTATCTTATCCGTTGGGGATTTTACCTCTATGGCAAACAATCGACCTCTCAATATACATTGTATGTCCTCCATGCCTTTGTTAAGCCCTGCAATGTAACCGATACCTTTTCTATATCTGCCCTCGCTACTTATGCGCCTTGCACTATTGCAGCTATGTACTGCTTTAAGGTAGGCAATAATAAGGTCAGTAAACTTATTGGTATTGAAAGCATCTTTGGTTTCTTTATGCTGCAGGATATTGTTTACCGGTAAGTCTAAATGGTTTGTCGTGAGCTCCGCTTTGCGCTTCTTAACCACTTTCTTTTTATTCAGGTTAAATCGCTCAATCGGTAAGGTGTTCCAAAACGCTTGATTCATGTTTGACCGTTTGTATTGATTGTGGTAATAAAGTTCAAATTCTGGGATTGTGTAGATTGTCATATTAATTACTATTACTTATTAATTACTTAAAAATTACCAAAAAATTACCAAGCGTATGCCTTACTACCATTGCTCTATATTATTATTATTATTAAAAAGTAATAAAGTAATAGAGAAATACAACATTTATACGTTTTTTGTTTTTGATATGTTTTTGCCATAGCTTTTGGATTATTACCGATATTTATTACTTTGTTGATTTTCAGCATATTAAATAGTAATTAGTAATTTTAGTAATATTACTACGCAAACCTTGGCATCTCTTCATTATAGTCATCAACTGAATCGTTTTGTTTATTAACTACTTTATTTTTAATATGATACGGATTTTTAAATAGAAAAGGAAGTCCAGTTTTGCTCACTTGTGGATAGTTCTCATTTGGAAATCCTTTATACTTTTTATTTTTTAAACATAAGATTTTCATTTCATCATTTATAACTTTACGAATATAAGACATTGTAATTTGATTATTAGTATTAAACCATTTTTCCTTAACATCCCTCGCAGTTACTTCAATAAATTCTATGCCATCATTATTCATAAAGAAATCCTCAAAATTCATTTCTATTTCTTTTCTCAATGTTGATTTGCTTTCCTCCATTACAACGTGCAATGATTCGGTTAATATTTCATCCTTGGTAAAAACCATACGCGATTTGCTAAAGTCTATTGCAGGCAATTGTATAAGATATTTAAGAAACTTTGGAATCTCATTAAACAAATCGTTTTCAATGTTAGTATTCTTTTTGCCTTTAATAAGTTTAATTTTGCGCACCCAAAAACGAATTTCCTCTTCATCAATTCTCATAAAGTCTGATTCTTTGTTGGTGCAAAAAATAACTTTGCCAAAAAATGGCACACTATAATGACTAACAAACTTTTGTGAAACCGACATTGTTTTGGCAGTTGCAATTGATTTTAACTTTTCAATTGCGTGTTGTTTATCGATGGTCGTTTCATCAATCATAATAATGTTTTTTGTCGCGTAAGCATCATTAAAATTGCTTGTAAGGTCACTTGGGTTAATAAGTGTAGTATTTTCTCCAAACAACATTTGAATCCAATTAAGAAAAGTTGTTTTACCCGTTTCGCGCTCGGTAGAAACAAGTGCTAATACTGGCAATATTTGGCGCGGATATTCGTATAGGATTTTCATATACTTCAAACCAAGCTCCCATTGCTCACCAAATATGTGGTGTATCAATCCCATAGTTACTGGTATATCGTTTTGGTTAACCTCATCAATAACAAATTTATGCGAAAACTTTGCGTAAAGGTTATAACAGTTGTTAAGCACTGGAGTATATTCAACATTGTCGGGGTAAATAGTAAAGTCATCAAACTTATAAATCATTCCAAGTAATTGTTTGCCATGGTCTTGCTTTATTTCATCTTTTTTCCAAGGTTTAAGAAGTGTGTTTTCAGATTTGTATCTGTCTTTTTTAGCTATAACTTTAAAGTAATCAGTTCCAACACGAATGTAAGGTATATCGGATTTCATTATTTCAAAATTAACATAAGACATTGCAGCAAATGAATCGCCTTGGAATTTAACTGCGGCTAAAACCATAAATTTAGAAACCTTGGCGCCAACACCGAGTCGGTAACTATTTTTTTTCATCACATCAATAGTGTTTAACTTATTGAGAATAAAAGTCGGTTTGTTAAGTTCCTGCGGATCTAAACTATCGGGATTAAGTAGGCATACTTCGGTTTCAGATTTTACATTGCATTGTTTGATGCCCTCAAATATTGACACGAATGAGCCAAAGAAATTAAAGTAATCCACTGCGTTTAAAAGCGGGTTTGATTCAGGTTTTTTAAATTTGTCCATTGTCAATTTGTTTTATCATTTCTTTTGCAAACATAATAGCTTCAAAACATATACTTCCAATATGATGTTTATCACTATGACCAGAACTTTGTTTACTTTTTGCAATTAAACTTTGCATTGCTATTACTGCAATGTACTCAAATCTTTCTTGTTTTGTTTTTGGGTTTTTCATAATAAAAAATACCTATCAAACACAAAGGCTTACCCACTCGTTGCGGTCGCAACAATTGGCAATGTGAATGATAGGATTTTTAAATATTTTCATAAGTGAGTAAGCGATGCAAATATAACTAAATATTTTTAATTGCAAAATTTATTTAGATAAATAAGTAGGAAAATTTAAACCCTTATCTACCATTTCTTTGGCAGTTTTTTTATAAACATCAGGCTTTTTTGATAGGTAACTTTGCGAATCAATTAAATTATTAATAAGTGAAATGGCATCATTATAATCAATATAATTCGCGCCAACAAACCCTCCGAGCAAGTACGAAGTTGCACGTAAAATAATATGCCCAGTATCGGTTATGGTGTTTATACGTTTCGCAATTATCTTTTCAATAACCGAAGTTTTGTCATCAACAATATACTGCTTAACTGCAGGCCTTACAATTTCAATATGTTTTGTTGACCAAGTTTGCGCATCGTTTCTGTGTAGGATGTCGGCATCGTAACTAATAAACATCGGTAGTATGCAGTTCTTTGGCGCGGTATCGAAACCATTATAACAGTTGAGGTGTCTTTCGATGCCTGCGAAGTAGTGTTTAAATTCATCAACTGAAGTGCAAATAGGAATCTTAACTAAAGCCCTAACACCATGCCTTGAAGCCGAAAGCCACGCGGTAATGATGCACTTATATTCATTGAATAAATACTCTTTAAATTCAACCGCCACATCACTTGCTAAATGGTCGAAATCCAAAACAAGTAAGCCAGTCCAATGTTGAATATTGGAATACTTACGCGGCCCGTTAACATAAACACATGGAGTAAACGAGTATAGTTTTGACTTTAAAGCTTGTTTTTTGGCCATGTCTTTATTTTCCTCTGCAATACGTATCTCCTCAAATACATTGCGGATGTCTTTTTTAGGTGTTCTAATAGCGTTAATTAGATATTCAAGAGTAACACTACCAAGTGGAGTGCTACGTTTGATATCGGCCTCGTAGTAGTTGAATGTTATTGGTTGCATAGTTTATCCATCATAAACTCATAATTGGCTATGTGAACATTTGTATAATCAATACCGTTTGGATGTATCTTATGCTCAAATACTGGTTTATTGTTAATACTAAACTGATAGCCTAATGGTTTCTTTCGCACTTCACCAATGTTGAACACACCAAGAAAACCGTTAAAAGAATGGTGATCATGTAGCTCCTCATGTCTATCGATGTGCAATTCTACTCCATCAATAATTGTTGATTGCTCATTTAAAATAAAATAGCTATAAGATAAAGGTGGGCAAATTAAAACAATAGCTTTAACAAATTCGCCTGGTTTATATTCCCATTCTGCGGTTGTGTATCTTTCGGCTTGTTTAATGTACTTGCCTATTTCCTCGCCTCTTTTTTTGTCGGGTATTTTACATTCAATTGCAAAGTGATATTTGCCATCAATAGTTAAAAGCAAATCAATTCTATTTTTCTTGCACTTGCTTACTACTTCTCTTTGAACTTCAAAATACTTTTTAAATTTTAATTCAAGTTTGTTTACAAATTCTTTTTCTGTTTTCATGTTATTTTTTTTTAGGGTTTAGTTTATTGTACTCGGTTTGATTGTAATTAAAGCCATCGACAACCATTGCTTTTTGGATAGCGTGATAAATTGTTTCGGCCCATGTTGGAAGGATTTTCCCGCTTGGGGATTTTACTAAAAATATTTTCATACTTATAAGAATTAAAAAAGCCCGCTAAACTTTGCATAGGATTCCACTTCTATACTCGGTTAAACGGGCCAATATTATTATGTTTCTATAATGTGGAATCGAAACAACTTGGTAAATATAAGTAATAATTACTTAATCTGCAAATTACGATGTGTTGCTATACTGCAACCAGCAACATCAACACCATCCTTTAATGCTGCCTTAATTGCAGCCTTATCGGCTTGTTCGGTTACCTTAACCACCTTGTAAAGTGATGGTAGTGCATTTACATCATTAACCTCAACTGTTTCCGATTTTCTAAAGTTAATCTTTACTAAAGGTGTTTTGATTTCATCAATGCTAAATAAATCCATTGCGTGTTTAATGCGATCCTTTAGATAGTCCGATGCTTTCTCGCGTTGTTTCTTTGCTGCCTGCAACCTTTTGATTTCAGCATCAATGGTATCAACATCTGCATCCATTTGCTTTATAACAAAGGAATAGGCAACTGATTTGTTTTGTAGCTGCTCTTCTGTGATGGCAAGTGCTTCCTCAAGAGAGGGGGTTAACTCACCCCCATTCTCTATAAGTTCCTCTGCTAATTGGTTATAGCTTTGTTCGATTTGATAGATTGTTAGTTTCATTATGCTTCTGTTTTAGGTGTTAATGAAATAGTTGTTAATTTAGCTTTCATATCATCTTTGGCAGCCAATACTCTTAAGTCAAGTTTAATGTCTTTAGGAACTGCTTTCCAAATAGCTTGTAATTCATTTAAACTAACGCAAACTTGAATGTCATTGATAATCTCATCAATAGTTGTGTCAACCTCAACGTGTGTAGCTTCTTCAGTTGTTACTACTTGCATTTCTTCGGGCACATACACTGGACCACTAAAAATGTCGGGGCAATACCATTTAACACCATTACTGATTGCTCTGGCGAATAGCATATTCTTTGGAAATTTATCAATGTTCTTGGTTAGTGCTTTCCTTGCATCCTCAATAGTGAATGTGCTATTACCAATCTTTGTGTTACCTTGATAAAAGTCAATGCTGCAAACCTTTTCTGATGCCTCAACAACACGATAATCATACTTGCCACTACCTTTAAGTCTTGATGCAATAAGACCTGCACCAATGGTCGGCTTTCCTTGTATAATGTGAATGCCAGTCATTGAGGCAAATGGAGGTATTCCGATTTCTTGCCCTGCGGATATTTTGACCATAGCCTGCGCAACACTTTTGATGTCGGTAAACATTCCTGATTCGTAAAATGCTTTACTGATATTCATTATATCAGTAGTGTTAATTGTTGTTACTGTTGTTACTTGTGTGTTCATTGTTATTATGTATTAAGGGTTATTAAAATAAATCATCGTTTGAAATTGGCTTTGCATAGCTTGCTTGCGGATCTTCAGTCTGTGTAAACGGATTCGCATCAATTTTCCAACACGCAATCGTGTTAAACACCTTAACTTCACCTTGTGGCGATGTCCACTCACGACCTCTGATGTTAATGTGTGCCTCAATGTCCTGCCCTACTGAAAGCGAATCTGCAAGTGAGCAGGCTTTCTGTTGTAGTTCAACTGATACTATCTGTGGATACTGGTCAGCAGTAGTAAGTACTAATTCCCTTTTTGAGAACTTTCCATCACTAACTGATACTGTTGCGCCTATGCGCTTTACTGTGCCTTTGATTGTCATAATTGTTTTTTTATTTGTTTTTGTGTAAGAAATCTGTTAATACCATTGATAAGAATGAGGTGTGCGGAATGTAATCGTTGAATTGCAAGTTAATTTCGTGCTTATCGTTAGATACTGCAAGGTCACATAGTTGCATAGTCCAGAACGCATCTTTACGGTCAATAGAAGCGGTTATTTCGTTGTCTTTATTCCACACGTAGAATGTTTCATTGTCGCTTTCATATTCGATGCGCTCTTTAGAATTTTCAATTTGCCACGTTGTTGTGGTTGATACTTTTGTGATGACGTTGATTGTGTTCATGTTAGTTTGTTTTTATTGGGTTAGTAATTATGAGTGCAAATATAGTTTTAATTAGTTTACCTCAAAATAATATTTTTAACTAAAGTGTTAATTTATGTTAAATATGCTTTAAGAAAATCATAAATCATAAAATGTTGAGGCTTCCACCTATCAACTTTACCATTCATTAACCGCGCAATACCTGGCCGAGTGTAGCCGAATTGTTTAGCGGCTTCGGTTATTGGATTACATTTCGCTGGCCTTGATCCGTTATGCTCAACAAGTGCCAACATCTGTTTGTATTCTTGTTTAAGTTGGGTGTTGCTTGGTTTGATTCGTGGTTGCTCTGCGGTTATGTTCATACCTCTGACATTATTAATAACTGATTTGTATTTGTTTTTTTAGCCACCTTATAAGCGGCATGTAGTTTGGCCCTTATTTTATCGCGAAACAACTGCCCATCAATCCAAACACGAAACTCTTGAGTCCATTCCTTTTCGATAATTTTCGGTTTGTACTTTAGAAGCTCCACAACCGTTGCCAATATCTGCACAACTTCATACTTTTTTACGTGAAATAGCATTGCGATTTCAACTTGGGTTAGTCCTGCATTATGCTTTAGCCACATATCCCAGTGCTTCGGGTCAATTGCTTCAGGTCTTATGATGTTAACGTAAGCATCACTAATGTAGCGGCTTATCTTACGGTTGCGTGTCTTAATTGATTTTTTCGGCATTGCGTATATTATATTGCATTAATACCAGTGCAGAATGTATGGCCTCTGCATTGCCACCTTTGTACGTTAATTTTGCGCCTCCTTTGGGGGTGTAGGCATCGGGGTTGTTTCGGTAACCGAATAGTAAGCGTTGGATAAGTTGTTTCATTTTGTTAGTTTTTAAAAGTTTATATTACATTTCTTCGTATTGCGTTATCGGTTTCATAATTTTATAACCCAAAGATTTTAAAAGATTAATAGCATCCTCCGTATTTGTATTTTTTTCGCTTTTAAATAATTTAGGAATAAATACTTTAGGCTCGTTTTCAATTGTGTTTTTTTTCCAAACTCTTCTGCTTCCACATTGTTCGGCATAATAACGTAAAAAATCAGAAATACCTCCGTTGTTTACAAAGCTTTTTGGAATCCCTTTTTTTTGTGCAAGTTTACTAAATTGATTTGATGAAAAAATGACTGGCATTTTTTCTAATGTTTCTAAAAGTAATTGTTTCATTGTGTTTTGTTTTTAGTTGTTAGTATTAATTATTTCGACCGCAAACCTACTAATAATATTTTTAAAAATAAAATTTGTATTTAATTATTTTTATTTTATATTTGCCAAAATTTAAAACTAATAACATTATGGAAACAACACTAACATTACATTGGGAGTACGAAGAAACCGACAGAGAAAACAACATCAGTGGCGGTTGGGTATTAACTGACATTACTAACGGTAACACACCAGTTTATTTATCACCGAAATTAGAACAATTACTTAACGAAGAATTAGATCCCGAAAACTTTTAAACTATGAAAACAAAAGCATCACTTATCCTTTGGGCAGTATCAGCCCTTTTTATGTCCTTTTGGGCGGTTAAATTTGCTATGACTGGCGTAAACTATGACAATTCAGAATTTATAACCTTTACTCTTTCACTATGCGCCTCACTAACAAGTGCCGTGTGTGGTGCAGGATTTATGCAGCAATGGATGAAAAAATGAAACTGCTATACAAACCAAAAAGATTAACGTGCGATATTATCATCCCAAACCTTGAAAAGTCAGATGGTGTGCAAAAGGTCATAGGCTTTTCACGAGGTTGGCATCACTGGAATAGCATACGTTTAGGTATTCGCAAAGAGGAGAACTATTGCGTGTTGTATTTCTATGCATACATTAAAGGGCAGCGCATTATACAACGGATAGGCAGATACCAAATCGGTGAGGTTGTGAAGTGCGCTTTAAGTTGGGGTTATTACATAGAATGCAAAGCCAACAATGGATACGCATTTAGAGTTGCTCCGAAGTGTTCTTTTCCTATTGGCTATCTCTTATATCCTTATGCTGAAAAAGATGGTGTAGAGGGCATAGAAGTGCCTTTAAATATTGAGATAATGAATTTAAAAATTGATTAATATGAAACCAAATAGTTGTGCGTGTTATGGCTCAAATGACATACACGAATGCTATTGTAATAAACAAAACATTATGAAACCAAAAGATGAAACCAAGCCATTTGAGAGCAGGCTATTAGAAGACCTACACCCAACACTTGCCAACGCATATAAGAAAGCCGAAGCGCAGTTTAACGCTACATACAACGATGTTCACGTTATTATAGTATGCACATACAGAAACAATGCAATGCAAGAAGTTTACTTTCATAAGCGACCAAAGATAACTAATGCCAGAGCAGGTCAGTCACCGCATAATTATTACCCATCAAGGGCTTTCGATATAGCTTTTGTAAAAGTTGGCAAACGTGAGTTAGACTACTCCGCAAAGCACTTTAAAGAGTTTTGGGAGATGCTGCAATCGGTAAGCAATAAGCTAACTTGGGGCGGTAACTTTAAATCGTTCAAAGATTTACCCCACGTGGAGCTTACTAACTGGAAAATGACCATCGTATGACAAGAGGAACACGCTACACTAATGGCAAGGAGGTAATAACCTTTGTTAAGATTGATTTTATTGTCATCGGTGGTCGCAAGATTGACCACGTTTACTTTCGCAGAAAAGATAAAGTAGATTTGATTTTACCCTTGTTGGAATGGAATTTAAAGGGTAAATTTGAATGGGAAATAATTAATTGATATGATGCAAGAAGAATTAAAATCTAATTTTCGTTATAGATTTAAAATAACCAGTAAACAAAACGATTCTACTTTAGGTACTGGATTTTTTACAGTTAGCAAAAAGATGACAAAAGAAGAACAAATTATTTTTTTACATCAATACAATAATGGTCGTTACTTGGATAAAGAATCATTTATAACTATTGACATTGTTGAAGCTAACTAATAGATAAAAACAACTATGAATCTAAAACAAAAATACCGCAGCCCAGACAACAAGCAGTTAAAAAAGATTGCAGACTACTTAATTTACGTTTTGCTGCCATTTATTCAAACATCTTTAGCACTTGCAGAAACGCAAGGTCTTATCAGTTTAAAGCAAGCGTTTTGGGGCGGTTTGGCAGCGACATTTTTATTGATTAATACCAAGTTTTTAACCAAATTCACAACCGAAAAACCTACCAGAAATGGCAACATTGATGGGGATGGGTGCTAATAATAACAATATAATATGAAAAAAGAATTTGCAGTAAGAACACTTAAACGAATTAAAGAAATTCAGCAAACACACGATAAGCTAAAGGCTTTGGGTGTAGATTTAATTGATTATGAAAACGGTATTAATTTGCTTGAAGAAAGCATTGCGCTAATGTTTACCGAAAATGAAAATGACTTTGAAAAGGCTATTGATGATGTTCAATGGTGGCTTTATGAAAATGTAGATAAAATTCTAACGCTTAAAGATAAGACTAAAGTTGATGTCAATACACCAGAAGCGTTTATTGATTGGCTTAACAAATGGTATAAACAATAACAATATGAAACCACAACACCAACTTATAACATTCGCAGCACTATGTTTACTGCTAATTATCGGTTTAAATCATTGCGCCAAAGACAAACCGAAAACGATTCCATTTGATTACAAATCGGAAGCCGAAATGATGAAAAAACAATTCGGTATTGAGCAAGCAATTCTACTCAATCAGTTAGAAGCAGCAAACAGAAGATTGCAAACTGCCAACAACGCAAAAGATAGCATTAGAAAGAGGGAATTATCATTAACGAATACCAACATAGCTTTGATGAAGAAACTGCGTGATAGGCTACCAAAAGAGTGTGACACTGTGTTTGTTTTGTGTGATGAGATTATAAATGTTAAAGATTCAAGTTATGCAGCGTTGTTTAATGCGTTTCAATTATGTGCTGATGGAAGCAATATTAAGGATAGTTTGATTACGAACTACAAGGCCGAAAACGTAACAGATAGCACGTTGTTGGTTATCAGTAAGCAAGAAACAAAGCAACAAAGAAGAGGTAAAGTTGCAGCGTGGTGTGTTGGTGGGGCAATGTTTATTTTATGGCTTGTTGTGGGATTAAAATAATATACTATCTTTGCCTCGTTCAATGTTAGTTAGGTCATAGCCCTTGCAGAAATGTGAGGGCTTTGTTATTTATCATCGACAATCCCAAGCATTACCAATAGAGCTATAACACCGCCCTTGAATATTCTACCTACATTCTTTGCGATTTCTCGGTATTGATAGAGCATTGCAATCAAATAAACAAACAAAATAATCAAGACTAATATCAATGGCTTTAGTGCTACAATTTCTTGATTAGTCATTTTTATTTTTCTTGGCCACACGATACGATGCCCACATTGATACTACTAATGCAGCTAACTTGGCGAAGTCGTAAATAGTGTCATAGATGCCAGTTAGATTGATGTTTCCAAACCAGTCTGATGTCCACACTCCTGCTTGAATGATGACCGATGTAATGATTACTAATATGCTATTGTCGGGATGGTGTGGATGTATCATAAAATTTAATTTTGTTTTTGAGTATAAGGTATCAAAGGTACATCTTTTAACCACATAAATTCTGGTGCTATTGTTTGTTCAATTTCTTCAATTGATATTACCCAATTATCGTTAAAATCTTGGATAGGATTATAATATGAATATGGCGCATATAACTGCCCAACTAATTCATCTTTTTGTAATTCAGTAAGCAAACCGACATAAGTTAGCTTCTGTTCTTCTGTTAATTCTGTTAGCTTCATACTGCTCTTGATAAACTTGTTTGAAATGCTTGAATTAGTGTATACAACGTGCTGATTTCACCACTTGTCAAACTTGTACCAATAGTAGCCATTGCACACTCTTTGTCATCCCATTGAACTGGCAATCCAACAGTTGAATTTCCCGATATAAATATATTTGCAGATGGGTATAATGTTACTGTTGGAGCAATAGTGTTAGCGCCTAATGATGTGGCATTTCTGCTAACAGTTAAACCGCCAATTGCATTTGATGCTTTGTTACCTATAAACCAACCTCTACTATCTGTGCTTGCGCCTTGTGGAAATTGATTACTAAAACTTGATGCATTTGAATAAATTGCATTTCCAGTTCCATTTACTTTTAAATATAATAAAAATGTCCTTGTATTTGTTGCTGCTGAATAAGCACCAATTGATACTTTAAAATTAGGAGAAACACCAACTGGAGTGTTAGAACGTGAATAAAAACTTATATGATTATTATTTACAGTTAAAACTGTGTTTGCATTTATCCCAGTATCTGCATTTGCATTTGTTCCATTTGGCAATGCTCCATTTGCAGAATGTGTCCAACCTCCGTTGAATGTTAAATTATACAAAGAAGTATTTATAAAATTAAATGCGTGTTTGCCAGATGTACCACCAACAAATGGATACAAAGCATTAAACTTTCCAGTTAAACTATTCGCAATTAAGCCTGCCTCAAAAGTATTTAAAGCATTTAAAATAGTTGTATCGGTTTCCGATGTTGCAGCTATCCACGCAGTTGTTAGAGGTAAGTAACCAGCAGCAGGTTTTATATAAATCAGTCTTCTACCCATTATATTCTGGTTGTTTTTAAAGATGCTTGTAAATTAGTCAATGCACTATTCGATGTGGTTACTAATGTTATCTTATCACCGATTGCAACTGTGTTTGCTGCACTTGCATTAGCAGTTGCTATAGTGCTACTTACCGATACTGCACTTATGCCAGTTACATCTACTCCATTTATCTTTACCGCTACTGTGCAAGTGCCAGAAGCAGAGATAATTTTTAGTTGATTAATAGTGTATGCATATTGGGCATAAAGTTCTAATGTATACGTTGTTGCTGCTATGCTTGAACCACCATCTTGTAGTGATAGATTTTCAACTTTTAACGCATTAAAAGCAGACCAATCAGCAGATGACAATGCGCCTCTATTAGATGCAGATGCAGTAGGTAAATTGAAGTTATGAATTCCAGATGCTGAAGAGATTGCGAAATCAGTTCCACTTGTTCCAACTGCAAATGTTTGAACTTGTTCAGTAAGACCATTTAACGCAGTTAAACCAGTTGTGAATGTTGTTATTACTTGGCATAGATGACTATTTTCCGTGTGCAATGTTATCGTGCGACTACTATTGTTAACATAAATTCTTATTGCTAATCTATCAGTTAATGCAAGTGTTGTCTGTGGGACTGCAATAGCGCTTAAATACAAGTCAATAGTAGTGCCTCCAGTTATTGCTTCTGGTGTTGCTGAATTCGATGCAATCAAAGTTAATGTTGCCCCATCCCACTTATGTAATTCAATATAAAATGATGGTGAACCACCGCCACTTGATGCGCTGAAATAGGTTTCAAAGTTCCAATTGCCTGCTGGAATTACTAATTGATTTGGGTCATTGGCATCGGTAATAAATGATTGAATGTAACCATTTGTTGCAATAGTAAAATCAGTACCAGTGCCAATAATAGGTGTTCTATTAACCTCACGCATTGATACACCACCAAATGTGCCTTGAGAAACTGAACCATTTAAGTAGTAATTAACTGATGCACCACCGCCATTACTTGATGGGAAATTAGCTAATGAACCATCACCTCTCACATATTGGCTTGATAATCCTGCACCAGTTACCGCTATTGTTCCACTTGTTGTTATCGGACTACTTGCAACGCTGAATGCTGATGGCATTGATAAACCAACACTTGTAACTGTTCCACTACCAGCACCAATATCACTCAACATCGCAAATGTTTGTGTCCCTGCTGCTTTGTTTGGCAATTCAAATGTAACATTATTAGCTAATGCAGTTGCCTTAATTGTACCAGCACCAAATGATGGGTTTTGAATGGTCATAGAATCTGGATAAACACTTAATGCATTCCCAGAACTATCTTCCATTAATATATTAGAAGAATTAACTTGAACATAATTGCCAGTGCCATTGTCAATTTTAATTGCAGTTGTTGATGTGTTTCCCTCATCTAATACTTGTTGGATGTTAGGTGTAGCACCAGCACCACCACCAATGTAGCTTACTGCCAATGTGCTTAAATTAGTTACTACTATCCTATCGTTTGGAATGTCAAAGTAACGATGAAAGTTAACGCTACCATCGGTAAAGATTGTTGCTGGATAATTTTGGGAATACATAAAATTATAACCAACCGCAGTATAATTTGCGCCCGTTGTGTTTGCTTCAATCGTTACGTTTTGCAAACCACCACCAAAAATAAATCCATTTGCGTATTGCTTAAAAGTATTAGCACCGCAATTTATTCCAAGTTCATTGTTTGCAGCATCTTGCTCAAATGTATTTAGGTAGTTGCCAGTTCCAAGTGTGTTGCTTGTTGCACCTTGGTAGAAAGTGTTTTTAGTTGAGCTTCCTCCTAATATCACATCACTCGGTAAACAACCATTCCATGTATTACCATCAATGTCCGACATAGTACCATTTACAATTGTGTTGGTAGCCAAATCGTAATAAACAGAGCCACTATAAGTCAAGTCAATTATTGTTCCATTTGCGCCTATTTTATTAACTGCCTCTGCTTTTAATGCTATTCTATAAGGTGCATCTGTAACTATGTATATTGTTGTTAAACTTAATGCTGATGCGCCCTCTAATCCTGCTAAATCTGTTGAGGTTATCTCTATGATGTAAGCATTGCCTTTGTTAACCCAAGTGCCTAAGGCTGCATCTATGCATTCATAAGTATCTCCATTATCCAATGTCCATAATGAGCCATCTTGATAGCCTAATGATGCATCATCACTTGTTGTTGGAGTTGTGGTCAAATTATACAAAGATTGTCTAATGGTGTTTCCCGAACTGCCCATTACATACAACCTACCATTCTCCCACTTTAACTCATAGCCAGCACCACATATTTGAGCAATTCCTTTTAATCCTCCAAGCCCCGCATCAATTGTGCCCTCTCTTAACCTTGATGCGTTGTCAAATAACAAACCTTGTGTAGCATCGAATTCAATATCGTTTGCGCCCGAAGTATTGCCTAATATTAATGTTTGTGCTAATGTTTGTGCGCTGCTAACGATAGGCGAAAACACATCGGTTGTGATGTCGTATGTGCCTATTTCGCCAGTTGTGGCATCGATTCCAAATGAATATAAATTTATATTACTTTCCGCAATAACCAACAATGTTATAGTTGATCCAACCGCATCATTTATTCTGTAAAACTTTCCACCAACCGCTAAGTTAGCAGTTAAGTCAGTAATCAAATCGGCTCTTGAAATCTCCTCATCGTAATAGCTTGAAAACATTTCATTGTTTGCATCCGTTGAAACATAGCCATTAGGCTGACTTGCATCCGATAATATATTTGGACTACTGTCGAGCAAGTTTACAAACCTATCTTGCGCGTTTTGCCCCGTTATAAAGTTTATTAAATTGTTGTAGATATTACTTACAATATCTGTGAGCATGTTTGCCCTATTCTTTTGTGCCATGTCTAAGGTATATCAAATGATTCATCAAAACT